AGGTATCAGTTCATCAGCAGGGTTATTTAACTTTGGACAAAAACCCTCAGTACCAACCGGTGGTGGTGGTGGTGGTGGTTTAAGTTTTGGTGATGCTGTAAATAGTGGCGGATTAGGTATAGGTAATTACGATGACTATGCCGGAGCAATGATACAAAACCCTTTTAGTTAAAATTATGACATCATCATTCGGAACCGTAGTCGGAAAAGAAAGGGACGTAATACCTGATCTTTCCGCTAGTAATTATGAATCTACAGAAGCTGATCTAACCAATCAAGTTAACGCTCAAATAGACGCTAATATACAGGATACTCAGAACTTCTACAACGAGATGGCTCAGATACAGCAAGACATCGCAGAGACTCCTATGAAAAACTTGGAGTCTTTAGCACAGTTTTCAGAGTCTGCTAGCCGAGCTATGAAAGCTTTAAAAAAAAGAAGAGAGACTCAAGATAAAATAAATGAAGCTATGGCTTTCTTGGACAGCAACTCTCTTGAACAACTTAGAACTGCTGATGGTAAGTTTAACTTAGAAAATGCTAAGTTTAATAATAAACTTCTTAAGGAAAATTCAGAAATATCTATCAACTTTCTAAGAACTAGAAATGCTGAACTACCACAAGATATTACTATAAAAGAACTATTAAGAAGACTTAACGAAAATTACTTCGGTGCTAGGCAGCAGTTTATTAATGAAAACGGTGGTAAAGATATAACTGATATAGATGAATATATGAAGTTACATGGTGCTGCTGATGAGTTGATGATTACTGGTATGCTTATGCAGGCTGAAAATCTTGGTGTAGATACTAACAGTAGAGAGTTCAGAAGATTATTTTATGAAAAGATATATCCTGATATAGCACAAAGAAAACGAAATAATATACAAACTTGGAAATCTGAAGCTAACCGAAACTATGAAAGAAATAGAGAAAAAAAGCTAGACAAGATAATTGTTGATACTTTACAGCCGTATGATCCCAATAAAAAAATGGATGTAGATGTCATAACTCTTGTGGATACTATCAAAAACACTATGAACTTTGATACAACCAAAGAGGCTACTGATTATCTTTTTGCAAGAGTTGCTAATGAAGTAGAATCTGATCAACCACAGCTAGATTTACACCACTTAAATTATTTATTTGATGGTGCTATGCATAGACATGACGGAAACGGTGGTAAGCTATATAAATATGCTGACGGACCATTTGGTGGTAAAGATGCTAATGCTTCATTAATACAAAAAGTACAGACTGCAAGAGCTATAGAGGTAGAAAGAAATATTAAAGCTAATCGATTTACAGCACAGCAAGAGATTAACGAACTTAATGTTCAATATAACGGTGACATACCAACAGGAGTACTACAACGAAAGTATAAAGAGTTAGAAAACAGGTATCCAAACATTGACATAAGAAGTTTACAAGTTGGCTCTCAAGGTATTACAAATGGTGGAGAGTATAGAGGTCAAGCCGGTCAAGGAGATCGCAACATTGATTACTATAAAGAATTTGAAAATGTACTTAAAGGTAATACTAATTTAAAACTTACAGTACCACAACAAATTGAAGTAAACAAAGCTTACGGTGAGTTTAACAGACTTGTCAAAATTCAAACAGATAATGGTATTGAGTTGGAAAAAGCTCAAGAACTTTATCGCCAAGACATACAAGACAAGTTAAAAGCCGGTGATTTTAAAGAAACTGAAATTGAAAAAAGATTAGGGGGAGATGTTCGATCTGAAGATATAAACGCTGACAGAGAGTATCTAAAAAGTGATATTAACAAAGTGCCGAATCAAGGTGAGCCTATTTCTGTACATGAAAAACAAGCACTCAGCGATCTAAAAAGGCATTACTTATACGGAGAGCCGTTTCCATCATATTTTAGAGGTGTAACTAAAAACACAAGTTTATCAGCCGAACAGTATGCCGATGACAGATTTAGAGCTACAGGTGGTTATAATGAAAATGATGAAATAGCTCAACGGTTTATAACCAACGACGAAGGAATTTTAATTGACCCACAGTATGGACTTACAAAAGCTGAGTTAAATGAAATTGAAGTCAAACCACATCTAACTAAAACCTATGGAAAACTACTAGATCCAGAAAAAGGTAAAAGAATCTTAGAAGGATTTAAAACAGGTAATGATGTAGGAAGTTTTGACTCAGCAATTGGACCAAAAAAACGAGGTGCTGATAAACTTACAATCGGTGAGCTACTTGTATATGCTGAAAGAGGTGGTAGCAACTTTGGAGTGTATGGTTTAAGTGCACAAGAACTAAAAGATGCTGTTAGATTTTTACCACCAGACTTTAAGAATGAATTATTTACTGAAGAAAATCAAAGTTTTTTAGTATTAGAACTTACAAGACAACGTGCTAATCGTACTAATAGTATTAGAGGTGCTATCATACAAGCCAAAAAAGGTGGTGAAGCTACTGTGTTTCAAGGTGATGAAAAAGAAGGTAGTTGGGATAGGTTAGTAAGGTTATCTCCAAACGAAGCAAAAGCTATTTTAGATGTATTTCCACAGCTACGTAACATACCAATGAATCAGTTTCAAAATCTTACTGAAGGTGTAGTTCTAGGTATCGAGAGTGAGATAAACAACTATCAAAGATCTAGAGAAAGACAACTCGAGCTACGTAAACAACAAAGAGAAAAAAACAAGAAAAAAACACCAACAACTATGGAGGAGCTATTAGAGGTTCCGGCAGTTAAACAATCAAGAGAGGGTAGATGACAGACTCAAACTACTCTAACGCAGAGATAGAAGTCGATCTTGATGCAGTTAATAGTATTACAGATCAGGCACAGAACGCTGCGGAAGAGTATCAGCGAGCGAAGGAAAGACAACAAGCTGCTCAGGCACAGTTACAGGAATCGGAACAAGTTAGTAAAGAAGTACAAGACGATCCTCGAAATGCTGATAACTGGGGTGCTAAGGCACTCATAAAAGAAGGACAATCTATATTGTCGGGCGGTCTTCAAGACACTGCATCATCGCTTGCTACCTTTCCAGAACGTACAGTAGATGCGTTATCTGGAGAAATGCAAAGACAAAGGAGAGAGACTGGTACATACAGACCAGACTGGACTCCTTTTGGTGGGTATGATAACCCAATAGAAACAAAAACATGGTGGGGTAAACAACTAAGGGGTTTAGTTCACTTTGGTACATTAGCAGCCGGTACAGTTGCAGCCGCTAAGGTAGGTGCAGCTTCTGGCATAGTTGCAATACCTGCCGGGTTAGTCGCACTTTCAAAAGGCAACCTAGTTAGAGGTGCAGCTGTAGGAGCTGTATCTGATCTTATATCAAAAGAATCAGATGAACAAAACGCTTTAGGAGCATTACGTGATAGGTTTGGTTGGATGGATACACCTATATCTACTAAAGATACTGACCATCCAGTCGTAATGAAACTGAAGAATATAGTTGAAGGCATGGGCATAGGTCTAGTCTTTGACGGTTTTGCATACACACTAAAAAAAGGTGGTGACAAAGCTATAGAGCAGATAACAAAACGTAACAAAAGCTTAGAAAATCAAACAGTACAAGCCGGATTAGCACAGCTTCGCAAAGGTGAAACAGAGTTTAGAGCAGATAAAAACGCACCTATATCTCAACCACACCAAGGAGCACACATATCAGAGGTTGATCCACAGACAGCTAGAGAACAGTTATCTAAAACACGAACTCAATGGGGTTCTGAAGAAGGGTCAACTGGTAGCGTAACAACACCGGTAGAAAGAGAAAGAATAGCCTTAGAAGGTGGTACAGACGAAGAGACAGCAGAACGTATACTTAAAACTTTAATAAGCTCAGAAAAGTTTGCAAGAGAATTAGATGCTGCAAAAGGATCTAGAAAAGCATTAGTAGCAAAATTTAAAGAACATATAGACGCTCATCAACGGATAACTCAGGGCAGAAATGCTGCTGAGATGTCATCTAGCGAGTATTTAAAAGAATTACTTGAAGCACAACCTGATGTGGTTGATGGTATAGAAATATGGACATCTAAGAACGTAGTAGTTGCTGATCTTATAATAGGTTCACTTCTTAAACAGGTACGAGATTTAGGTGTAGCCGGTAGAGAAATACAAGATCTTGTGGATATACAGGATATAGATGGACCGGCTAAACAGATTGTAGATACTATGCTTACCGCATTGTATGAAACAAAGAAAGCTAGATTTGTAAAGTCTGACTCATTTAGAGAACTTGGTATTGGTAAGAAAAGCAAAAAGACAGTAGAAGAAGCTACGTCACAAGCTATGGAAGATACTAAAGATTCTATTATGTCTATATTACAGATAGCTAAAAATGATAAAGATGATAACTTGCTTAATGCTTTGTTTGAAGCTTTTTCTATGATGGATAATCTTAATACATTAGACGACTTTGATGCGTGGGCAAGAAAAACAATTTTAGGTGGTGCGTTAACCGAAGGTGGCGTAAATCGTACCGGTGTCATGATTCGTGAGTTAGAAGGTGTGATGTCACATAGTATATTATCTGGACCTAAAACTCCGGCTCGTGCTATTATGGGTACATCAACCGCAACTTTCTTACGACCATTAGCTCAAAGCTTAGGTGCAATATTAAGACTACCTTTTGATGGAAATGTAGCTGATGTAAGAGCAAGTCTTGCAGCAGTTAACGGCATGATAGAAGCTGTACCTGAGTCATTTACTTTGTTTAGAAGTAAATTAAACTCATACTGGAAAGGCGATATCAGATCAATCAAAACACGTTTTACAGAATTTACAGCAGCAGACGATAACTGGGAAATATTACGTCGTTGGGCAGAAGATAGTGGTAGAGCAACTCCCGGAGAAGTAGCAGCATTTCGTGTAGCTAACATGGCACGTCAAATGAACAACAGTAACTTTTTAACATACTCTACTAAGATTATGGCTGCAACCGACGATGCGTTTGGTTACATACTTGGTCGTGCTAAGATGCGTGAAAAAGCTATGCGTAGAGCACTTGAGTTACAAGAAGGTGGTTATAAAACACCAAAACTAACAAAAGATGTAATGCGAGCATACGAAGATGATTTTTACTCACAAGTGTTTGACTCACAGGGTAACATCAAAGACGAAGCTACTGCATTTGCACGTAAAGAAGTAACACTAACACAAGAACTTACAGGCTTTGCAAAAGGTCTTAATGATGTATTTAGTGCTACACCTTTAGCTAAACCATTCTTTTTGTTTGCTAGAACAGGTGTAAACGGACTTGCTTTAACGGGGAAGTATACACCGGGTTTCAACTTCTTAGTCAAAGAGTTTAACGATATAGCATTTGCTAATCCTAATGATTTAGCTAGTGTAAACAAGTATGGTATATTTACTGCTGAAGAACTAGCTAACGCACGTGCATTACAAACAGGTAGATTGGCGATGGGCTCTGCTGTTACATTTATGGCAGTACAAGCTTGGATGCGTGGAGATCTAAATGGTAATGGACCAGTTGATAGACAAAAAAGACAGTTATGGCTAGATGGTAAATGGGAACCTAGAACTATTAAACTAGGTGCTGTTCGTGTTGGTTATGACCAGTTTGAACCATTTAACCTTATTATGTCTACAATCGCTGACGTAGGTGACGCAAGTGAACTTATGGGTGAAGAGTGGACAGAAAACGAACTAGGTAAGATTTCTCTCGTTATAGCACAAGCTATTACAAGTAAATCATATTTAGCAGGCATACAATCTTTTGTTGACCTATTTGCCGGTAGACCCGGTCAAGGCGGACGTATAGTATCTGGATTAATTAATAACCAAGTACCTTTAGCAGGTATACGTAATGATTTAGGTAGACTATTTACACCATACATGCGTGAGATAAACTCAGGTGTATTCCAGTCCATACGTAACAGAAACTTACTTTTTGAAAATCTTACTTCTACTCAGCTACCTATTAAGTATGATATGCTAAATGGTAGACCTTTAAAAGATTGGGATTTTATGACAAGACTATACAATGCAGTAAGTCCTGTTAGTTTAAATTTAGATCAAAGTCCCGGTAGAGAGTTTTTATTTGACAGTGGTTATGATTTACGTACATCTACATACTTTGCACCTGACAGTACAAACTTAACAGATCATCCTTATATTAGATCAAGATTTCAACGAGAACTAGGATCTCTTAACTTAGAATTAGAGCTTGATAAGTTTGCTAAAGACAAAAGAATGTTAGCATCTATGGAAGAAATGTACTCTGACATACGTGCAGGCAGACGTGCTCAGTTTAATGCTAGAGACTATTATCATAATAGAATTATTGATAGACTATTTAAGCAAGCGAAAGCAAAGGCTTGGGCAGCTATTAAAGATGATCCTAGAATTGCACAAGTAGTGGAAGAACAACGAATAGAAAAAGCACGTCAAGTCGCAAAACGACAGACATCCGCAAACATCCTCAACATATACAAATAAATGGCAACAACATTCGTAGATTATACTGGGGATGGTAATGCGACTAAGCAGTTTACCTTCCCTTCAATTAAAGAAGCAGATGTAAAAGTTGATGTAGATGGTGTCATAAAAACATCTGGCAACCACTACAATATAACAAGCTACACTACTACAGGTGGTGGTAATGTAGTATTTACAGCTGGTAATATACCAACTAGCCCTGCAAAGATACGTATATTTCGTGATACTAACGTAGACGTTGCAAAGGCTACATATGTCGCAGGGTCGTCAGTCAAAGCAGCTGACCTAAATGCTAACCATGAGCAGTTATTATTTGCTGCACAAGAAGAGCAGAATAACTTAGCTAATGCTACAACAACT